AGGTCGTCCCAGCGACCTTTGGCGTCGGCGAAAGCCTCCCAGGCCTGCGCGCGGGCCGCGTCTAGTCCCTGTTCGTCCCGGGCCCAATCAATTTGGCGATGGTGAGCCTCCACACCATCGCAGATCATGTCATAGCTGCAGGGTGGGTAGCCTTCGTAGTCCTCCTGACCAGTCTCAAAGCCGGCGTCAGAGCAGTACACGAAACCATTCTCATCCTGGTCGATCGAGATGCCCCAACCCATTGGTCAAAACACGTCATTGACCTTTATTTAAAAACAAAATATCCTTCTAGACTAAAGATGCTGACGATTCGCTGCTGCGCCCAGCCTCCGAAGCACGAGGGTGGTTTCAAAATACCCAAGCGCTTTTCCCGGGCGCGTCGTGTGGCTGACGCCAAACGAGCGGAAACCCTCCGGGAGATTCGCGCGGCCAATGACGAGGCTGCGTTCATCGAAGCATTCTTCAAGAATAAAGACGGCCAAAGGCACTGGTGGGGTGACGACGAACTGGACGCCGCCATGGATGAACTCCGGGCTGAAAATGAATAAATCACGCACTAGAACGGTACGGACAGTCGCTCGGCTCGTGACGGTCCATGAGAAAGTCGGCCGTGTCTAGGAACAGACTCAGTTCCCAGATGGAGCCTATGGTCGGACACCACGGCTTGTACCCTCCCGGGACCAAGATCGAGTCGTTCTCAGCACCCTCGTCAAAGTGGACCGGGTGCCAGTTCGGCAACCACCGGGCCGTTCCGAGGTTCTTGAGTGAGTCGTCGACGAAGACGTGCGTCTGGACCTTTGAAAAGTCCTGATACGCAGCGGCCTCTGGCTTGAGGTGCGGGCCCGGACAGACCAGTCCGACGTCGTCACCGATGACCCGTGCGACCCTGCGACACCAAACCTCGGGGGCGTTTGAAAAGAGCGTCACGTTCCAGCCCTTCTTCGTAAAGTCGTGAATCTCCTTGGCTTCCGCCTGAAAATCAGTCGTGTAGATAACCTCGGCTAGATGATCCATGAGCCGCTTGTCATAGACGCTGTCATTGAAGTCGCTCGTGTCTATTCCGAATGAGTGCGTCAGTCCCCGGGCCGTGTGCCCATGCGTCAAGTACAGGACCCTATTGACGTTCCGGGGGTCCTTGCACTCCGGAAGCTTCGCCTGGACGTACCGGACGCAATTTTCCTTGACGTGCGCCAGAAGCAACTTGTCGCGGACGATGACGCCATCGATGTCGAGCAAGAGGGACTTGACTGCCATTTGATAGATGGGCGATTATTCTCTTTAAAGAGTTGGATCGTTGAAATCCCATAATGGCGCTCAATGTTATCAAGATTAGTCCTTCTGCATCTCTCCCAGTTCGCTCATCCGCGGGCGCTGCTGGTTATGACCTATTCAGTATCGATAGCTACGTTGTCCTACCAGGCCGCCGCGTCGTCGTTTCGACCGGTATCACAATTCAGCTCCCGCCGGGAACTTATGGACGTATTGCACCTCGCTCTGGACTGGCCGTGAAGCACGGTCTGGACACGCTGGCGGGCGTCATCGACCCGGACTACACCGGTGAGGTCAAGGTTGTCCTGCAGAACCTCGATGCCGTACAGCCGTTCGTTATCCGGCCTGGTTACCGCATCGCCCAGCTCATTCTGGAGAAGTATGAGACGGCCGAGGTCGTCGAGATTCCGGGAGAGTGCACGGGCCTCGTGACGGAGCGCGGCGCGGCAGGATTCGGGTCGACTGGAATTTAAAAATCCTTTAGTATTAAAATGCTCGGTTGTTTCAGAAAGTCGTGCAAGACCAAGAGTGCCAGTCCGCGTCGCAAGACCCCCAGCCCTCGCAAGAGCCCTGCGCGTGAAAAGTGGGTCGGTGCCACCAAGATGAACGGTACCAACGTTTACAGTAAGAATGGCAAACTAGCCACCCAGCGTGGTAATGTGGTGAAATACGTCGTCAACAGACAGTTTCCTCAGTTTACTGGGTACTACACCGCGGCTGAATTCAAAAGACTCTCCGCCTTGCCGGTATGGAACTTTTAGTTAAGAACCAAAGGCTTATAAATATCAAGAATGACCCACTTCCAGGCTGTTGCCTGGGATGGTCAAGATCAAGACGATCAATTTACCATTCGCATTTTCGGAAGATCTGCAGATGGTAAATCGGTTTCGCTAGGGACGCCTTTTTGTCCGTACTTTTACGTCAAGCCCGGGCCTCGTACGACGGCTCAAACTGTCCGGGCGTTCATCAAAGAGAATGCGTGGCGCGGCCTCGTCTCGTGTGAGGTCAAGGATGGCAAGGACCTGTGGGGGTTCCAGAACGGCACACTGACCAAGTTTGTCCGGTGCGAGTTCAAGACGCACAGGGCTCTGCGTAGCTTGGCGTACGGCATCGACAACGCAAAGTGGTCCGAACTCTCTGGGTGTCGCGTCTACGAAGCAAACATCGACCCTGTTCTGCGTTTCATGCACTGTTCGGGTGTGAGCTCGACTGGCTGGGTCGACCCGGGCATTTGTGAACCTGACGCGGCGACAGCATGCGACGTGAATCTCTGGGCACCAAACTGGCGGTTCGTGAGTCCTGTGGACCGGAGCGATATCGCGCCTCTTCGTATCATGTCTTTCGATATTGAGTGTTACTCGAGCACCGGCGCCTTCCCCGACCCCCGGAACCCTGCTGACGTCATCTTTCAGATCGGTATGACGACCAAGGCGTTCGGTCAAGAGGGCTTTCTGGACCGCAAGTGTCTCTGTCTGAAGGAGACTGCAGGACCGGACGTCGAGTGCTTTGAGACCGAGGCGGCTCTCCTTGAAGCATTCCAGAAGTACCTGCAGAAGATCGACCCGGACATTATCACCGGCTGGAACATCTTCGGGTTTGACCTCGAGTTTCTGCACATGCGCGCGACCAGGACGGGTGCAAGCACGGTCTGGGGTCGACTGAAGGACTGTCCGATCGAGGAGGTCACGGTCAAGAACCTGAGCTCGAGCGCCCTCGGCAACAATGAGCTCAAGATGACGCCGATGAAGGGCCGGTACGTCTTTGACCTGTTTCAGGATGTGAAGCGCGAGCACAAACTCGAGAGCTACAGCCTCAACAACGTCTCAAAGCACTTTCTGAAAGATCAGAAGAATGATATGCCAGTCAAGGAGATTTTCAGCCGGTACAAGGAGGGCGACCCGGTCCGGCTCGGCGAGGTGGCCCAGTACTGTATCAAGGATACGGAGCTGCCGCACGCTCTCATGGAGAAACTGTGTCAGATTCAGAACCAGGTTGAGATGGCCAAGGCGTGTTGGGTCCCTCTGAGTTTTCTGAGCGAGCGCGGTCAGCAGATCAAGGTATTCAGTCAGATGGCGTACAAGGCGCGTCAGCTCAACTTCATCATCCCGACGTTCCGAGGAGGGGCGCCTGGTGCAGGCGGTGCTGATGACGGCTATCAGGGAGCGACCGTGCTCGAGGCTCAGACGGGCGCGTACTACGGCCCCATCACGGCACTCGACTTTGCGAGTCTGTACCCGAGCATCATGTGCGCCGAGAACCTGTGTTACTCGACGCTCGTCCTAGACGCCAAGTACGACAACTTGCCGGGAGTCGAGTACGCTCAGTTTGGCCCGCACAGGTTTGCGCAAGGGGTCCAGAGCCTTCTGCCAACCATCCTCATGGACCTCAAGGCGTTTCGCAAAAAGGCCAAGAAGCTCATGGCGGCTGCGGAAGGGACGCCTATGGAGGCGGTTTACAACGGTCAGCAATTGGCCTACAAGATTAGTATGAACTCAATTTACGGATTTACTGGGGCTTCGAAAGGTATGCTTCCGTGTGTCGCCATCGCGTCCACAGTTACTATGCGAGGCCGCCAGATGATCGAAGAGACGAAGAACTATGTCGAGGCCAACTTTCCAGGTGCGAAGGTGCGCTACGGCGACACTGACTCTGTGATGGTCGAGTTTGACGTCGAGGGGCGCAAGGGTCAGGACGCCATCGACTACTCGTGGAAGCTCGGCGAAGAGGCTGCCGAGGCTTGCACGAAGCTCTTCAAGGCACCGAACGACCTCGAGCTCGAGAAAGTGTACTGTCCGTACTTTCTGTACTCGAAGAAACGCTACGCTGCCAAGATGTACGAAGGCAAGTCGAACAAGGACGGGACGCCCGTACTAAAAGAGGATGGGACGCGTGTCGTCGGCTTCAAAAAGATTGACGTCAAAGGTCTACAGGTGGTCAGACGCGACAGCTGTCCTTTCGTCCGCGAGACGCTCAAGGGTCTTTTGGGGCAGATTCTCGAGTCGAGCGACCCTGTGCCGGTCATCGAAGAGGCTCGGAGCGCTGCTCGGAACCTCATGCAGGGCAAGGTGCCCATCGAGAAACTCTTGATGAGCAAGCAGCTCGCCAGCGAGTACAAGGTGCCTATGCCACACGTGGCTGTCCGGGACAAGATTCGGGCCCGCGCGCCAGGCTCGGAGCCTCAACAGGGTGACCGCGTCCCTTTCGTCATCGTGACCGGACCTGGCCGGATGTACGAAAAGGCTGAGGACCCTGGGTGGGTCAAGGAGAAGAGTGTACCGCTCGACTATCAGTACTACTTCACGAACCAGTTCAAAAAGCCGGTACAGGACCTTCTTGAGCCTCTCGTCAGTCCCGACCTGATTTTCGACAAGAAATTCATGGCCAAGACTGAGAGCACGTCGGAGGTGGCGGCGCGAAAGGCTTTTCTGGCTATGTTCGGTGCGAAGGTCAATAAACAATAACACCTAGGTAGTAGTATGGAGAAGCAGATCCTCGACTTGATCGAGGATGAGGTGACCCGCCGTGTGCAGCTACGCATGGCGACTGCACTCGAGGTGATTTCAGGGCTGTACGAAATTCCCATGTCCAGGCTCATCAAGGACACGGTCAACCTCGACACGACGGTCTGTAAGGGCATCCTCAAGTCGGGTCGGCGATGTCTCAAGACTCCACTCGCCAACGGGTTCTGTAAGTTTCACCGAAAGCAAGGCCCGGAAGAGCCGGCACCACCAGCTTCCGTTCCTGACGATGACGAAGGTCCTGCACCTTGGGACTCTTAGAGAAATGGAACGCACTTAATTTAATGTCCAAATCGGAAGTTCTCTTGTCGAGCCTCGAGCGGTTTTTTGAAGTGCCCGAGAACCGGACGCAGCTCCATGAAATTCTGGGGGGACGGAGTAGCCGCCCCGGAATTTCACTTCGTAAATTGGAGTGGTTCGTGACCAACTATTCCAAAAATCAGCACGTGACATACACGGCCCCGAACGGCAAGATGTTCACGGTCCACGTCGCGTACAAGTCAAGCCTCGACGGCTACTCCAAAAAGCTCTTCGACCCGTTCTGTCGTACGGCACGTATCGAGTTTCAGGGCTTGACGACGACCGTCGCCCAGCTCAACTTCATCAAGTGGTGTATCACCAACGGTATCATAGGGTATCTCATCAAGCAAATGGCAACCGCGCAAAGCCGTCCCGGAAGTCCAGAACCGTGTACCCATAGTAAAACAGGTACAGATTGTATCCCTGTGTAATCTGTGACGCGTAAGCAAGGTTGAAGTTCAGTGTCAGTGTGCTCGTCTGCGAATTTAACTTTGAAAAGTCTAAAAACCCTCCCTGATTGTACTCCTTGGGCGTCAACCCGAAGGAGTACATATAGATATTGCGCGAAGGTGCCGAAAGGGCGTGCTCCAAAGGCTGTTTAAAGGAGTAGTACAGGGACCCCTGGAAGGTACTCAGAATGTCGACGTTATTCAAAGTAATCTTTGCGTTATCGATAACGTCGATGTAGTTGTTCGGGATGTTGTTTGACGACTGGAAAGCGAGGGCCACACCCGTCTGGATATAGTCTGTCGTGTAGCCGTAGTTGTACCGGGTGTCGTAGTACAGACCACTCGGCGCCCCGGACGCGTCCCGGACAGACTCATAATTCTTATTACGAAAGAACCAGAACAGACTTTGGACAGGAAAGTTGGCCGTGAGCTGGAGCTGGGGTGCGCCACCCGAAAACTCGAGCGTCGACTCCTTTTTGACCTTGGGCACTATATATCTGAGTTGGGTATTCTGATAGTACAGTTTCTCCTTGTTGTCCAGTAGGATCTCCTCCGTGATGAGTCGAGGGTTGGTCATGTCAAAGTTGGTCGTGGCGTTCGACCACCAATACACGGGGTGGAACGTGAAACGGACGTAGAGTTTCTGGTTCCACATGGCACACAGAGGGAAGTGGGGCTTGCGAAGTCGCTCACGGTCCGTGTTCGCGTGCGAGTGACGGCGGCAGAAGAAAAACTCGAGCGGACAGACAACGTCGATATTGGTGTTGGATGTGGAGACGGACACGTTCGAGTTCAGGCCACCGACCACGCTAAACATACCCTTCTGTTCATCGGCATCGAGAAACACCTGATCACGGATGATGTACCAGTCGTCGTACAAGGTCTCGATGACCGTCTCGTTCACGAGAAGATCCACCTGCTTTATGAGGGCCCTACCTATGTTCTCGTTTATGGAGTAGCCTGTACCTTGCCGGGGAATGGTGCACTTGAAGTACATGTTCGAGAGGAGGTGGCCCATGGTGGTCGGCAGGAGCTCGAGCTGGATAGTCTGATTCTGATACGTGGGACTTGCGGGAGGGAAAGGGATCACGCGTTGATACATTACAAAGTTTGTGTGCTGTTTGAATTCTGGATTCCATTTCGATTTGCCATAGTCCCTATTCGACATAAACTCGTCTTGGGGGCCGGTGGCGGCCAATGCCAAGACGGACCCAGTGCTGAACCCACGATTCTTCACCTCGATCATATTCAGTGGGGCACTCGGCTTGGTGTCCATTTCGGTGTTCAAGTCGCGCATGTACTTGGTGCGCTTGCCGCCCATGACAGCCGGGTTGATCTCGACCGGCGGCATGTCTCGCAAATTTGAAGTGGTAATTGTACCCGGCTCAAAAATACTGACAAACTTGGGCTCGACGACCATGGCCGCACCACCCTTCACGTAAACACGCCGACCCGAGTTGGGTATAGGCTTGCGGTCCAGAGGTTCGAAGACCATCGTATTTGATGCGTCAACCCTGGTGAAGGCGTTCGCCTGAACATTCAGTTCTGTAATCTTAGATGGCCCTATGGTCGGTAGGCCCACAAGGTACCACCCGACGGCCGTACCGTCAGGTGGCGGTGCGCTAAAAAAGAAGGTGGCCCGACCAGAGTCAACCACGTAGTAGCCATAGACGGACCCTGACCTCTGCTGACTCGGGAACTGGTCTTGGCCTGGTGGATAAAGGAAGGCGCCTTGAGCGTGCGTCGTACCCTCTACGTATTGGTTCGTGTCCGTCTGGAATGTGAATTTCCAATTGTACGGCTCACTCGTCGCCCCAGATGTCTCCATGGCACCTGACCCCAGTTCAGCCGGAGCCGACACGCGCAAGTTGCCTATGATACCAGGCAAACCGACGATGCTCCAGCCTTTATCGACAGCAAACCCGGGCCAGGTGGTTGTGGCATAGAAAGTTAGTTCTTGGGGGCCAGTCGGTTTGTAAAAGCCGGAGACTGACGTGGTCTTCATGGATTCCTCGACCAACGCCACCTTGGAAGGCGCCGGGGCTGGTCCAGGAACCACTGCGTCCATGATCGCCTGAACGGCCGTCGTGGGGGCGGGCGCTGCAGCGTCAGGTCTGTCTCCCAAAATAGCCGACAGGACCTTATTCTGAATTCTTTGTTCAAATTCGATGATGTGATATTTGTTCATCACGTCCCATATGGTGTCCATCGGGCCTACTGTAATTCAGTGATATTATTAATCCACAGTTGTGTCACACTCGTCGCCTTGAGGGCTGCACGCTCGCCTTGACGTTTGGCGACCAAGGTTGTGAGCTTGTTCACCTCTTCCTTGGTGTACTGGTACGTCTTGATGTCGAGCAGCTTGGGCCACAGAGCCTCGTCGTACTTTTCACGCCGGAGCTGTGTATGGATCTGCTCCAAGGGTACGTTGAACACAGAGAGCTTGGGAGTCACAGCCACGTCTCGGATGAACCTGGCCTTTTCAGACAGCCACCCAATTTCAGAATCGAATTGCTTGAGGAGCCACGCCTTGCGCTTCTTGTACACCTCGAGCCTAAGACCGATGTAGTCGACCATGATCTCCTCCGGACTCTCATACTTTTTGACCGCCCCATTCGGTCCGATGAGGTACATGTTGGAGGTGTGAATGGTCTTGGTCAGGCCTAGCTCCTTGATCGGGTCGTTGCCAGTGTAGCCCCAGATGTGGAAGTCGGGCGCCGTCTCAGTCGAGTGGTTTTCAAACTTCTGGATAGTTCCCTTCTCGACCAGGTCATCCAGATGCTCCTTGAAATCTTGGATCCACTTTCCGGGCGGTAGCTCAGTCACATGGAGCCGAGAACCCTCGCCGTTCACCACGCCTTCGAGCACCCATGTGTGGTCCTTTGTTTTGGTCACCTTACCCTTGAACCCCTTGAAGTGCGGGACCATGGGCACCATAGCCACCTGCTTCAGAGCGCACATGATGTTGTGCTTGACTATTTCAATGTCGTACGGAGGGACGTAGCAACTGAAGCCGGTACCGATACCCTCCGCACCGTTCACCAAGATCATCGGCACGATGGGCACGTAGCAGACCGGCTCCACCTGCTGCCCGTCATCCACGACGTATTCGAGGACCGAGTTGTCGGCCGGGTCGAAGATCTTACGGGTCAGCGGGGTCAGACGGGTGAAGATGTAACGGGCGCTGGCCGCATCCTTGCCACCTGCCAAGCGCGTGCCAAACTGTCCAGAGGGCTCGAGGAGGTTGAGGTTGTTGGCGCCCACGAAATTCTGAGCCAAGTTCACGATGGTGCCCTGCAGGCTCGCCTCGCCGTGGTGATAGGCCGTCTGCTCAGCCACGTAGCCGCCGAGCTGCGCCACCTTCATGTCGCTTGTGAGGTTCTTCTTGAGGCACGCGTAGATCACCTTGCGCTGAGAGGGTTTCAGCCCGTCAGCCACGTGTGGAATCGAGCGCTTGATGTCCTCGGCGCTAAAGTTGGCCATGTCCCGCCGAACAAAGTCCGTGACCGAGAGAGCCTTGATATGACCGTACGGAACTCCGGCCGGTGGTGATGCCATGTGTGCCGTCAGCCACCCCTTGCGGTCGTCAGCCTGAGCCTTGGCGAAAGCCAGAGTCATGGACTCGTTCATGTGAGGGTCGGCCCCAAAGGCGACCGTGAGCCGATCGATCTGCTTGAAATACTCTTTGGCTTCTACGCTTGTCGAAGTGCCCAGACCCTTGTAGTACTTCACTCCAGTCGGCGCAGCCGACTGTCGCCCTGACCCCGAGGCCCCTCCAGAGATGGCTTCGCCAATGCCAGTCGCAAGCGACTGCCGGTACTCCTCCTCCGTAAAATACCACACCTTACCAGCCTTGATAACTGGTGTGACCATCGATACCACAAATCCCAGATTGATCAACTGTGGCCAGTACACATGGAACATATTCAGGACGAGACCCTTGATGTGACTGCCGTCCAAGTCCGCATCAGTCATGATCATCAAACGGCCGTAGCGCAATTCTCTCAACGAATTGTAGACCTTGCCATGCTGGAGCCCGAGGATCTTCTTGAGGTTGGAAAACTCCTCGTTGTCGGTCACCTGTTTTACAGACGCATCCCGTACATTGCGCGGCTTGCCCCGGAGTGGAAACACGCCATACGCATTGCGGCCTACAACGCTCAGACCGGCAATGGCCAGCGCTTTCGCCGAGTCTCCCTCCGTGATGATAAGTGTGCACTCGTGACTCCGGTGCGTTCCCGCCCAGTTGGCATCGTCGAGCTTCGGAATGCCCGACACGCGCGACTTCTTGGACCCGTCTGTCTTCTTGAGCTCCTTTTCGACCAGAGAGAGACCCTTCGAGACCAGGTCATCGAGGACACCCGTAGCGAGCACATCCTTGACGAATTTTGGTTTCAAATCAATGGCTTCCGAAATTTTTGAAGTGCATTCCGCCTTGGTCTGACTGCTGAAGGTTGGGTTGACGACCACCGCCCGTACAAACACAAAGAGTGACGCCTTGATCTGAGCCGGCTTGAGCGTCGCACACCGCTTGTCGGCTGCGATCGCCTCACAGAGCGCCTTGGTGATCTTGTCGACGTGGCTTCCACCCTTGGTCGTGGCGATGCCGTTGACCCATGAGCACTGCTGAAACGCTCCACTCGGTGAGTGAGCAACCACGATGTCAAACGCATCCGTGTGCATCTTGGCGATCGGCACGTCACCCAAGTGCATCTGGGCGTACTCCTCAAGGTTCTTGACCTCGATCAATTTCTGATTGAAATAGACCTGGGCCTTTGAACACCACATGGCAGTGTCCCATACGCGTTTCTCAACCAGCTTCAGAAAGTCACCCGGACCACCGAAGCGCTTCAAGTCCGGATAGAAGGTGATGGAGACGTACGGAGAGATCTTTTCTGGTGAGGTGACGATGTCTGGCGGCTCAACCTTGCTCATGGTGTCGGTCCAAGTTTGCATGTAGATCTTCTTACCGTCACTAATTTTGATACTAAATTTCGAACTGAACACGTTGGCCAACTTGGCTCCGTAGCCGTTGCGACCACCCGTCACACGTTGCTCCTCGTCGTTGTAGTTCGAGCTGGTCAAAAGATGCCCAAAGATGAGTTCGGGGATCCAGAGCGGCTTGCCATCCGTGCCCTTCTCGGTCTCGTGCTTCTTGATGGGGATGGAGACGCCGTAGTTGCGCACAAAAACAAAGTCCTTGCCCGTCACAACCTCAATCTTCGAAACCTTCTTGGGATGCAGAGAGTGCTGGTCGATGGCGTTGACCAGAACCTCGTCGAAGATCTTGACTAGCCCAGGTGAAACAGAAAGAGTATCAAGTCTAAATAGGCCGTCGTCGCCCCTGACCCAGTGGGACCCTGACTCGGGAGCGAGGGACCCCACATAGGTGTCGGGTCGCTTGAGGATATGCTCAACGTGACTGAGCCGTTCATACTGTTGCATCTGACTATATCAAGGTCGGACCCTTTATTTTCTTCTGTAATATCAGGACAAGATGCGAGTCGAAACGCTCTTGATTATAGTCGTACTGTTGATGGTAGTGACGTCAGTCGTCGTGGCCCTCGCAGTACTCATTTTTTCAGGGCCCTTGGAGCCCGTCCCAATTTTGGCCCCAAATTTTGAATGCTTCGTTATCAACATGAGCAAGAACCGTGACCGCATGGTGAATTTTGATCGCCAATACAAGCGCTCCGACCTGGCCGCCCGTCCGTACACCCGCTTCGAGGCTATCAACGGTGCGGCCATGGGTGAAAAGATTCGCGAGTTCGTCACTCCCAAGGTTTGGATGGGGATGAATTACCTTCAGAAAATGAAGACGCGCCTCGGGGACGGGCAGCTCACCCCGGGTATGATTGGCTGCTACTTGAGCCACTACGCAATTTTCAAACAAATTGTAGAGGACAAGTTGCCGTACGCCATCATATTTGAGGATGACGCGACGATCCATCCACGAATTTACTCCCGAAAAGTACAGTCAATAGTCGAGCCGGATGGAACGTACCCACTTGATTGGGACATTATCCTACTCGGCCATTGGTGCAAGAAGTGCGTACCGGTCACGAACGACTATACGAACGTCCAGTACTTTTGGGGGCTCCACGGCTATATGGTGAGTCAGCAAGGTGCCCAGAAACTCATCAACCTGCGCGAAGATGAAATTAGCATGCAAATTGACCACTACATGAGCTACCTGGCACAGAAGGGCCAACTCAAGATTCTGGCCATCCACCCGTCCTATGTCGTACCGGGCAACTTTGGGACGGACCTGCAGATGCAGGTGGCGACTATGATCTAAACACATGGTCATAGAACCCGCCAAACTGCAAGAGCAGATGAGCCACGAAGAACAGCACAAAGTTCCCGCCCGTGGCGAGACCTATACCGGCCCAGTCCTCCTCGTGATTCCAGGCAACTGCACCCTCTCCGATGGCTGCGAGCGCCGCAAACACGAGACCCTCCTTCACGAGCACGCCAAATCCCTGGGGGTGCCCGTGCTGAGCAGCAATAGCCAATATGATCATGACGAATATGAAACCGAAAGCCAGGTAGGACACGGGTTTCGAAAGGGTCTTCTTTTGGGCCGCTTCACCCTGAGACAGGTTCTCGTCACCCATGGTGGCCGCATTGAACCCGCTCAGCTCTCTGAAGACGTTATAGGCGAAGAACAGCAAAAATGTGAAAAAGGCAATGTTCGGTATGAGGTTGTCGTGACCTCGCACGTGAGCCACGTAGGACAGGGCTGCGGCTGACGTGGCCCCCACGAGGAACGAGTCCCAGAGGAACTTGCGTGGATGTTCCGAGACGTACTCTTTGTGCCCGTTTATGAAGGCGAGAACCAAGAGTGCGGTGAGCAAGGCAAACTTGCCGTATTTTATGACGTTATAGAAAACGGTCGACGAGCCCGGCGACTCCATTACTTCTTGCGCAGAAGATAATACCCGAGAGCCGCGATGACGATGGACCACCCTGCGATGTGGTCGACACGGTCCATTACGGCAATCTTTTCGGGAGGGAGCTCATTGAACGCCTCCTTGTAGCCTGGCGGCTTGAACGGCAGCCAGATCAAGCGACCGAAGGGCACGGCCGTGGGTTGGAGCTTGTTCTGACAGTCGTAGCTCCAGTCATACCACGCCATGGCTATGTACGGGAACCACAAAAGGAACACGAGAACCCAGAGGCTCTTGGGTGGCAGGTACCAATAGCCACCCGCCAGGACCGCGCTAAAAATCACACACTTTATGTTGAACTCGAACGGCTTCCCAGGGAAGAGGCCACCGGCCATCACTTACCTTTTCTGAACAAAAAAAGGACGAGACCGATCAGGACCACGAGCATCACCCAGAATTTCAGATCGAAAAGGGGCTCGCCGCACCCAGAAGTCCAAAAGTCCAGGGCGTCATCGACGGTCATCTGGGGTTTGTCGGTGTGGGCATTGACTATGTTGTGAGCCTTGACCGACCAGGTGAAAATGTCCGAACGGGTCCCGTCGGTCGGGAAGGGAAGCTGCTCGAGAACCTCCGCAAAGTGTACGCGGCACATCGGACACGGGAGCGTCCCGAGGTAGCTGTCGACGAGCGCCTTGACTGCACCGACGTCGTCTGAATAAAGACACGCCAGGTGGAGGGTCCCCCAAAAGTAAGGACCGAATTTCTTAGGACAAATACCCATAGTCTCTACTAAAATATCCGAAAATAATAATGGATTCGCACCTCATCGCGGCGCTGATCCGGAGCCTTGAGCAAGAGCCGGCTCTGTCTGCTGTGGACCTGGTGCGTCGGACAAAAATCATCGTGAAGACGTGTAGTGACAAAAACACGAATGAACGAATTTTGATCACAAAAATCCTCATGATAATTTCCATGGGTCGTGGTGACATGTATGATGTCGTGCCGTCCGAAATTATGCACGGTATCAAGGCGTTAATTGACGGGGGCCTGGTTGGTCAAGTTGCTGATGAAATTAAGGTCAGGACACCCTGGTGCGACTGCTTCTGCTAAAAACCTCCTCTCAATCTCAAAACAAGGTGCAAAGTCGACTCCTTGGACACGTTATAGTCTGCAAGTGTCCGGTCGTCCTCGAGTTGCTTGCCTGCGAAAATGAGGCGCTGCTGATCGGGCGGGATGCCCTCCTTGTCTTGAATCTTAGCCTTCACACTGGCGATTGAGTCACTAGATTCAACCTCGAGTGTGATGGTCTTGCCGGTCAGAGTCTTTACGAAGATCTGCATTGGTTAATATGCGTTCATAATTTTTAAGCCTAGTCACAACAAAATATTGATAAAGTTATATGCCTTCGTATATTAGACGAGTCGTCGCTGGAGAATACAAACCCTCTAAATATTCGAGTCCAGCCCGTCGGCGTTCCCCAAACTCACCTCAGCGTAGTCCATCGCCGCCCAGGCGCGTTTGGACCCAGAACGAGTGGAACAATGAGCTCGCGAGACGTGAAGAGGTGCGCGTCGCAAACAATTGGATCAGGGTAGAACACGCCGCGGCCAAACAGATGATGAAGGCGCGTGTTGAAAAGGAGAGACTTGAGAGGGAAGCTAAACGCATTGTAAATGCCGCCAAAAAACTACAAGAACGGAATAATCGTCTGGCTGCTGCCGCGGCAGCGAACTTGAATAACGCAAAAAACCTTAATAAAGTTTTCAAAAACAGTAAGACGCTATTAGGCCGTCTGAGGGCCCGTCTGCGTCGTTGAAAAAACGTGTCCTGTCCACGTCAGGGTCTCGAACCACCACACCCATTCCACCCAAAGCCAAACCATGGACCTCCAGAAGCTCCGCCCGACCTACAGCCAGTGGCGCGCACCCCTCAGCACCGCCGTGGAAGGGCGGGCCCGCGCCACAGCAGCTCCCACGGCCTCGGCCGCAAAGCAGCTCTCGCACCCCCCTAAAGGCAAGGGTGGACCCCTCTGGCAGCAGTTCTACAACGACGCGGTGGCCAAGGCCCACCCCTACCCTGAAAAGCTGGCCGACACCCTGCTGCGCTCGCGCGAACACGCCCAAGAAATAGAGGCCAAAAAGCACAAGCTCCTGATCACCGACAAGAAGCCGACTATCGAAGAGGCGGTGGTGGCCAACAAGACGGGCCGCAAGCCCAAGCCTGTCCTGCACGACGCGCTCCGCTGCACCGCGATGACACTCGAGGGCCGCCGCTGCACCTTCAAGTCCACATGCGGCTCCTTCTGCAAGAAGCACAGCGTGGAAAAAATGTAGGCCAAGTGTAACGAATGCACGACTTTAACTGGAACTACGTCTGGGCCGCCCTGGCCATCAACTTCCTCATAGTCTGGCTCGTCCCGCGCGTGATAAAGAAACCTACAGGCATCCAGGTCGTGGACGACACGGTCCTGTACCTGAACTCGACCAAGAGTTTTCTGCTTGCTAGCTCCATAGTCGTGGCCCTGGTCGTGTACGGAGCGCACTACTGGGTCGACTCCCAGTCGGGAGGCCATGAAGGCCCCAAATCCCCCAGTCCCGATTTTTAATCTGAAATTAGAGTAATATGAATCAGCAGCCACCTGTACCGGCTCCCCTCAAGGCGGCTGTCGGTAACGTCATCACGGGCACGAACGCCCTGGCGGCTTCGAACACCGGCAACAAGAACCTCGCAGCCGGCCAGAACATCACGGCCAACCTTGGGCGTGTCAACGCCGCCAACACCAAGGCGGCGAACGCCTTCAACGCGGGCGTCAATAACATCAACAAGACGCTCAACACCACCAACCTGACCCAGAAGCTCAAGAATAACCTGGTCACCGCCCAGAAGCACTTCACGACCGCCGCCATCAACGCCGCGGCAAACCAGCCCATCAAGGCGGCGAATCACGCCCGTCGTGGTATCGGCGCGCTCAAGAATTACATTGGTGCCAACCAGGCCAACATGTAACCTGGTCCATGAGCTCACGCGTATGGGCGTGATCCCATGACGTCACCTTCTTCTGGAAGCAGTCCTCGAGGTGGGACTGCAAGACCACCGAGTCCGGGTGACCCCAGTTGTGCTCTTTTTTGAACAGAAAATCGTCAAAGCCAATAGGACCCGTTGTGCATGGCACGACCCAAGGCGTCTTGACGTATTCCTTAAGGCCTCCATAGTCCGCAATCACGACGGGTTTGGAGCGCAGAGCCGCCTCAACAGCCCCCATTCCGACGCCCTCGGAGTGTGAGCAATTGACGTAACAGTGACCCTGGTCATGCACCTTTTCGAGATCCTCGGGACTCAGCAGGCCGTTGATGATGGTGACGCCCGGGACGCGCCAGTCCACCGGAGCCACACACGTCGCCTTGAGGACGAGGTGGGCCGCATCCCTGAACTCACAGCGGAGGTACGCCTCGATGAGCTTTTTGATATTCTTGCGCGGGTCCAAGATGTTCCCGACCGTGTAGAACACGTAGGGGGTGGTGGGAGCCGGTGGGCGTGGCACCTTTGTCGCCGACCAGTGGCGCAAGAGAGACCACTTGGTCGTTGAAAATTGCTTCTCAAGAATTTGCCTTGAAAATTCACTCGGGATGTGAATCTCTGTGTACCTGCTCAGAAGCCCGTAGCACTCGTTGACCGGTTCGGTTTCACACACGGTCATCATGGTCCAGTTGGTACAGAAGGGCTTGTAGTACCTGTCGAAGAGATCGAGCTGGTCCTGGATCGGAAGGACGAATGCGAACCCACGATCGTAGACGGCTCGCTTGGGGCGCTGACCGAGCTGACAGTACTCAGAGTCCGGGACGAGATCGGAGTACTGCTTGGTGACCTGGCCGATACCGGCCAGAAGTTGGGGACCCACGAAGAGCCACATTGGGATTTAGGCGAACCACGCCCTTAACAGGGCCACTCTGAACTCGAGTGAATTTGAAAACACAATTCGCAGGACGACCTCGCGTCCGAGTCTGTTCAGAGGGGTCACGAAAGGGGTCAGCCATGATGCGAACCAAAGGGCGTCCCTCATACCCGGGCTTCAGATTTTTCTTTTCTGTGGAAGTAGCAGGACCAGATGGCGGCATACGTACTGGCTATGACAGCCGCCGAACTCTTTGGAAACAGTCATCTCAAGTGGTACGCTGAGAATGGTTCAGGCCACCACTTGGGGTTGGGTATTTTGGCGTGGGCCACGGTCCTCTTCTTTCTGGTGAAGAGTCTGGCGACCAAGTCGATGATGTGGACGTGCATCATGTGGGAAGCGGCCATCGTCATCGGTGGCGCCCTCGTGGCGTATTACGTTTTTGGAGAGAAATTAGACCACTGGATTCAATGGCTGGGTGTCTTGCTGGCTTTGGGTGCGGCCATCTGCATCAACTGGAATTGTGGAGACAAATGAAGAGGTAATTATTCTCGGGGCGCTCGTAGCGGACATACCCCAAGGCCTTCATGAGGGGTGTGATTTCATCTTTAGGACCCTCTAGAATTTCTATATACATGGCGGGCTTCCATTTAGTGATGGTCTCTAGTCCACCCTTAATCACGTCGAGTTCATGGAGCTCGACATCCAACTTGATGAGGCACGGTCTCCCTGTGTACACGTCATCAAGTCGCTTGAGTTGAATTTCATGGGCCAAATCATAGTCCTTCATATCAGGAGGCGTGAGTGTAGTGCCTCCGTAATTGCACTGCCCGGTGGTGGTTCTTTTAGGAGTGTAAATTGGTAAAGTTGAGTCCTTACTCGACAACCCGTATGAATGCACCGTCACTGGGTTGTTCAACACGTTCTGACTGACGTTCCGCGTCACGACCGGATGGTAAAGTGGTTCAAAGCAATGTACCGGGCAGTAGTCCGAAAACATCAAGGCGTTCCAGCCGATATTGCCGCCGATGTCGAGGATGTCCATGCCTGGCTTCACGAGGTGCGGGAGGTCTTGACGCATCCAGCCGTCCCACTCGTAGCCGTGGCGCAAGCACCCACCGATGTACTGGTCGTCACGGATGACGCTCACAGTGTACTTGCCGACGGCTACTTCGTCAGTCTCGAACTCCATGTATGTTAAGGAAAAGGCTCGTGGCTTTATTAAATGGAAGACGTCTACAAGCACATCTTTCGGCGTCTCGATAACCTCGAGGCTGAACTTGCGGAACTGCGCGAGGTGACGTGGCCCGTCTGCCAAGGCCTTGTCGATCAGCAGACGGGTCAGTTTGATAATATCCGTGTGAAACGGCGGTTTTTTAAATTTTTAGACATTGAAGAGATACGGTCCCTCCTTCGGCTCAAGTGCCGCTTCATGGGAAGGTCCCAAGATTTAGCCGTCGAAGAACTTCGACAGATTCGGGTAGAGGAACCGAGGATGGACGTGGAATCAGGTCAGTTTTACCATCCATGAACTTTCCCTCGGCGATCCACTTCTTCACATTGTCCATAGTGTACAACACGCCGCCGTCTAATGCGTGTGCATACGTCTTGAGCTTGTTGAGTACGTGCTTCTCATCACCGAAGCTGCTCAGGTGCCACCCCGCATTTTGCACGACGGGAAACTTCCAGCGGTTGTCTCGGAATTCGTTGGGTCCGAATTTACGGACAAGATCAGCGGTTGTGAGAACCGTCCCGAACCATGGCTCCGTCTCGCAGATATAGTCCAATGAGTAAATGAAAAGCCACATATGGACTGAAATTATACTATGTTCCATTTTTTCGAATGGCACCTTGCCCATGTCCGGAATCTCATCCACGTCACTGATCAGCACAAGAGCATCATTGGGCACGTCATCAATGCCGCGCAGGATACAGTTGCGCTGATATTTTTCACGGGCCCACGGGCTCGGGTCCTTGGGTGCCTCTTCGGCGGTCATGACTATGTGCGTAATCTTTGGGAGCCACTTGGCGTAGCGCTCCTTGTTGTTCTGAAAGAACAGCTCCTTCGGGCCGCCGACGTGATTCACCTCCGACTCGACAAGTACAAAACGGTCAACGTACTTGTCGAGGAGCTCAAGACGAAGTTCGAGCACGTCGAACTCATTATAGAACATGAACGCATCAACGATCATTTAGTTGATTATTAACCTAAACCTCTATCTTTGTGATGTAATTATTTTCGCCTATATGCACGAAGACAGAATACCCGAGGTCTACCAGTACCTCGAATGGAGTCGGAACGACATCAAGCCCTACAGCCGCCGGGTCGACGCGTTGAAAGTTGTGCTCGAATGTAATTACAGGCTTGTACTTTCGGATAGTATTGACTGCACCCATGAGCACCAGTCCTTCCGCACCTTCGACGTCAATCTTCATAAAATCTAGACCAGGCAAATTGAGAGAGTCTAGCGTCATCTGTGTGATGTCTTCGCCCCCGGTTCCCAAACCCAGCCCACCACGGTTGACACCCTGACCAGGAAACGCCTGTGTAGTTTCACTCTTCAATTGGGCCTTTCCAGTCGTGTGGGACAATGCTGACTGAAATATCTTGACCCTTTCATCGAGATTATTAACAGTTACATTCTTTTTGAGAAAATCGAAAGTTTGAGACTGGGGTTCGAACGACCATATACGGGAGTTGGGGTTAATCTTTGCGTACGAAACTGTATGGCACCCGATATTAGCACCCGCGTCTACTATATATTTAGCCTTTTCAACATAGGGTGCTAGTTTGTTCCGGATGAGATCCTCTTCGAACATGCGTCCGGAACCCATCATATGGTTGCGGATCCAGCAATCCACGGGGTCGATGTGCATAACGCCTGCGAATGTAGTCACGTTCATATGCATTTTAGTCGCTAGTTGTTTTAAAGTAATTCTTACCTAGCGAAGTGAAATTCTCTAGAATTTTTGCATTATTAGCCACGTGGCCAACGGCGTGAAGCGCGTCTGGTTCAAACCCGTACTGGAGCTGTTGGAGAGCCATACCTATGTGGAACTCGGCAGTGTGAATAGTCTTGCGTTTTATGCCCGCCTTGGCGAACAGGTTGCTCGCGATGATGTCGTCCATAGGCGTCACTGCCAGAAGCTCCTTGAATTCTGAAACGAAATTACGGACCCACTCCGCCTTGACGATCACACCACCATACCCCTCGATGACGTCAAGGGGTTCGCCATGGTTCCGAGGATACTGACCCTTGAAATAGTCCACGAACTTGAAGCCACTCATACCCCATGCGCTCGTGGGGTCGGACCTATGCCACTTGAGCAGGTTCATGACCAGACGCTGGTCGTAGACCGTGTCGTCGTCTACATAGACGATGAGGTCAGCGTCGCTCGCAAGAGCCGGACCGATGAACTTGGTACCTGGTCCCCAGTCCTCAGTGGGCCTGTTCAATTTCACTTTCGAATTGGTCGTGAGGTCCGGGACCTGACCGTCCCAGTCTGGGAAGCGTGTGTACTTTTGGGGGATGTTGACCCAGATCTCATGACAGGCCTGTTGGGTCAAGGCTGCGACGATTGCGGGCAACTTGTCGAAGCGCGAAGGGATACTCGTAAGGCTCACGATAACCTTGGGTTTGACCCAACTCGTGTTTACGTACCAGTCATCGACATGAACTGAATGCTCGAGTTTGTACCCCTTGGACTCGAGGAGCTTGCGGATTTGCGCCCTTTTTGGCTCTTCGTAATTGTGCTCGATGCTCATCATTTTGAATGACCACTTGTCGAACGGGAAGACGCGCAGGGCTTCGTACTCGGCACCCTCGATGTCCATGTTCATGTATTCAATTTTACGGGGCGCGTCGAACTCCGTCAATATGCTCTCGAGTGTACGCGTCTTGAACTTGTGTTTCTGGATGGTCGTCGTCGTGAACAGACGTTCACGATGGACTCCAAGCTCGGCGTCGATACCAGAACACCCAGGGTCCTCTACCGAGTAGTCGAATTCAACCTCGTGGTCGTCGCTCGAATACACGACCGCTTTGACCACCGTGGCCGTGCGCTTGTCGAAATTGCGCGGGAAGGGGTCAATGCACAGGCCTTTCCAACCCGATTTGTCTAGTAAATACGTGTTGCTGATATCGACACCGTCATGACATCCCACGTCCAGGTAGAACCCAGGGTCCTTGTTGTTGTGCAGGACCCAGTGGTCGGCTCCAAACTGACTCATCTGACGATAAAGTCCGCGTCTTTTTTAACTTAGAAAAGTGGTCAAGAATTTTAGTATGAAGCTCGTCATCTTCGACTTGGATGGGGTGCTGGTTGACTCGAGATATCTTCACTATCAGGCCCTGAACGATGCTCTCGAATTAAAATTCAAAATTGGTACCGAGGAGCACCTTGCGAGATATGATGGACTGTCGACAAGCCGTAAGCTCAATATGCTCACGGAAGAAAAGGGCCTTCCGAAAGAGTCCCATGAAGAGGTCTGGAGGCTCAAACAAGAAAACACGGTCAATTTAATTCCAAAATGTATAGGACCTGACCAGGAACTGAAGTCCCTCTTGCTCAAGCTCAAGTCGAGGGGACTCAAGGTGTGGTGCGCCTCGAATTCCATCCGAGCCACAATGGTCAAGTTCCTTGAGGCGCTTGGCATCTATGATCTGTTCGACGGTTTGATGTCGAACCAAGATGTCAAGAGTCCCAAACCCGAACCTGAGATTTACTTGAAGTGTTTTATAGAAGCGGGCGTCGGGCCTATGGAGGTCCTCATCATTGAGGACTCTCCGATAGGTAAAAAGGCGGCGTACATGGCGTGTGCTCATGTGTTGCCCGTCGGGTCGCGCCGAGACGTGACCCTCGAGGCGATCGACAAGGCTCTCATAAAGGCGATGAGCCTCAATAGGGTACGTCTGGGCACAATGGACATCAGGTGGAAAAATAACATCAACGTCGTCATCCCCATGGCTGGAAACGGGAGTCGCTTCGCCCAAGAGGGCTACGTCCTTCCAAAGCCGCTCATCGATGTACAAGGCAAGCCTATGATAGAGCGTGTGGTCGAGAATTTGAACATAGACGGTAGATACATCTTCATAGTACGTGACACGCATCTCGAGAAGTACGACCTCGAACAGCTCTTGAAACGCATCGCTCCCGGCTGCATCATCGTACCGACTCAAGGCTTGACGGAAGGCGCGGCGTGTTCTGTACTACTGGCTGCTGAGCATATCGACAATGACACGAACCTTCTGATTGCCAACTCTGACCAGTTTCTAGAGTGGGACGCGAGCTCGTTTTTGTACGAAAGTCAGAATGCCGATGGATGTATTTCGACATTCGAACAGACTGACCCGAACGACTCGAAATGGAGCTACGCCCTGTTGGACCAGGATGGATTCGTGAGCGAAGTGGCTGAGAAACGCGTCATAAGCACGCACGCCAACACCGGTGTGTACTTCTGGTCCCGTGGCTCCGACTTTGTCAAGTACGCCCATCAGATGATCGCCAAGGACATTCGTACGAACGGCGAATTCTACATAGCACCCATTTATAACGAAGCTATTACGGATGGAAAGAAAATCAAGATTAACGATTGTAAGAAGATGTGGGGTCTAGGCGTTCCGGCAGACTTGCTTAATTTTCTCAAGAATTACATAATCTGAACATATACCCCAAGCGTTCTCGTCAGGGCCGTCTCTGGTTCTTTCGGGCATCACCTGCACACCGAGAGGTCCGGCTGGCTGACCGGGGTACGCCCAAATGACACCCTTTGATGTGAGGGTGTACTTGTCGTCCTCGTGCCAGAAGCAGTTGGCGCCGGTGGCCACCAGAAACTCGAGAGCTTCCCTGTTCTTGGCGTGGCACCACAGCCGCTCCTTTTTCAAGAACGCGTCGTCAACGGGCCACTTTGGGTCGTCGTGCCCTAAAAACGGGTAGCCGTCCACGAGCCATACGTCCACTTCGACATCATAGCCGAGATCAAGCGCTTGTTTAATGTATGACGGCTTGTTTTCATTTCGGGGATTTGGCCCATTCATATTTCCCCTATGGGCGATCATCAGAACCATTCTAAATTAAAGGTCATCTTCCTTTAATTTTCAATGAGAATTCTAGTTTGTGTATTGGGTCAAATACGTTGTGCCGCCTTGACGTGGCCTCATTTCAAGCGTCACGTACTCGATGAACTAGGGGCGGACCTGATCACGTGTGGTCCGGACGCCGACAAGGATTCCCTTTTCACCCGCGCAGCCCAAAAGAATATATGGTCAGAATCCCGAGTCGCCCCCGGTCGCATCAATGCTCAGGTTGTGCTCGATCATCGGAACGTCCTGGCAGCCAACATCGACCCGTCCCAGTGGGACCAGATTGTACTGACGCGCTCTGACCATATGTGGTACGGACCCCACCCCAGGCTCGATCTAGAACACGTCTGGTTCATGAACTCTGAATTTCATTTTGGAATTAGTGACCGACACACGGTCGTCGGTTCTGCATTTTTCAAATTCTTGATGGAAATTGGTTCCATCCCTTTTGGGCAGGCGCAGAATATCGAGCAATTTCTGTTCAAGAGAATGATTGAACTCGGTCACTGGGGTCCTTCTGTAGGCCTGGCGCACTTTCCCATGTACTTGACGGATGAAAACGGAGAATACAAGAGACCAGATGAAAAGGACGCCGCCAAGGTGACCATCACGTGGCCATTCACGCTCATCCACAACGAGGTGTCTAGGAACGGAATGTTTACAGGTCGGTCACTTCAAGGTTAACATGTACAGTGTCGAACGAATCAGAGCCGTAATTTCATCCTGAATATTCTTCAGGTACGTGTCACCCCGGGGCAGCTTGATCGACCGGACCTTGGCCAACAAGTACTTGAAGTACAGCCGGGCCTTGCGCGGGTCCTTGGCGACCCGCTTATTCACTGTTATCTTCTTGAGCCGACCGTACTTGCCCATGTACGCCTCGGCCCACGAATCTAACAAAGGGACTATACCTTCGTAGTACGCCTGGAGAGCCTTGTGCTCTGCGAAGGAAGGGGTCGTCAGGTGGAACGCATGAGCCTGCGTCCGTGAGTTCATGAGGAGGCCGACATATCTATTAGCCATTGAAATTAGTCAACAAAAAATTGTGAGCCTACAAGTAGTACTAAATGGTCTTTTCAGAGACTATTTTGCCGACGGGTAAAATCCTGTTCAAAGGCTTTGAGCGCCTCGGGTGCTCAGTGTTGCTCCGAGACACGCGTGCATTTTACCTCACGGATAGCCCTCAGCTCGCCCGGGACTATGGCAAGGTGTGCAAGTACCGCGTCAAGAAAACCCTTCGGCTCTTTGACCTATCGCACAAGAACATCGAGCGGCTCATCAAGAGCAAGTATCCCACGCTCTCAGAAGAGACCATTCACCTCTTGAGGGTCGCACTGGGTACAGGGACGACGGTCGGTGCACAGGCCGCTGCGGCCAAGCTCCTATTTGGAGTCAAAAATGCAGGCAAGCTCCCCAAGACGACAAACAAGCGCCGTGGTCAGCGCCTCAGCTACACCGAGATTAACAAGCTCGTCTTTGGTAATTTGTCGCGTGAATTCCTGGGACCAGAAGGTTATGACGGCTACTACGCCGCCAAGAAAAAGTCCATATTCCACTCGGGCACATTTCATTCGGAAATTATGCTCAACAACGCGTACCAGTGCATCGAGCGCATCGTCGGCAAGGACACGCGTATGCCGGTCGTGACGCACCGGTCGTTCAAGTGGGCCATCCCGCGCATCTTCATTGACTTTTGCAAGGGCACTACCCGTCTGACGCGTCCGTACGGTGGTGGCCTCGTGCCCTTCTGTACCGGCGGTATGGCTGTCCGTCTGTACATGCAGACCCGAAAGCAGAAGCTGGCGCCGTTCATTCGTCGGACGTCCGACTTTGACTTTACGTTCGCCGTGCCTCGGAAGCTCCGGTCGGACGCCCAAGTCTCGTCGTACGTGTTCAGTATGCGCAAGATTATGACCGCCCATCTGTCTGCTTTCGTGCGCTACCTGAACCGTAACTTCAAGGGTGTGAACGCTCGGCTCAAGGTGACGGACTTCACCCGGTCTCCGTACGACAACCCGCGTATGCAAGTTCCGGGTACTGGACGACGCGTCTACCAGGTGATCACCTACCAGGTGGTTACTGGCCGGAACGAAGTCATAGACCTGGTCGACACCGCCCTGGCTGTGTATCCAGGTGCGAGCCGCCAGATGCTCCACCTTCCTTTTTCGTACAAAACAGGCATCCCTGTCCAGCGCCTCCGGTACCAGCTCAAGGACTCTCTGGCTCTCCTTTCAGGCTCGTTCATTCACAAGGGCCTAATTTCTCAACGAAATCCCATCAAGGGCAAGGTCAAAGAGAAAGGCATGAAGAATACGGAGCGGGTCACCGGTCTCCTCAAAATTGTAGGGTCCCGTAAAAAGTACTACAAGAACCTGACCAACGTGGCGCGAAAGGCTATTCCTCTCATCGAGAATGTCTACCGGAAGAATATCAAGGCGGCGGTGAAGAACGGTCGAAACGTGAACAAGGCTCTCAGAAAAATAAAGTAGGCACTTGGTAGGAATGTACATTTCGGTGGCGCTGGTGGTCGTGGTCATCATCCTCTTGGCAATTTGGTTTTGGAATTTGCCATGGAGAAAGGCCAGAGGGTTCACAGACAAGACGGCCGCGTGGGACCCTCCCGTGGAGGTGGGTCAGATTCTCACACCCGAAGAGTGTAAGGCGATAATAGACTTTGCAGAGCCCAAGTTTTCACGGAGTACGCTCGTCGCTGCCGATGCCGTCGATGACACACGAACGAGTGAGACGGCTTGGCTCTCCAGAGACCACGAATTGTCTCGCAAAATTCTGGCCAAGGCTCGTGAGCTGACTGGAATGCCCTTTGAAAATTGCGAGGACATTCAGGTCGTCCGATACAAACCCGGTACGTACTACAAGCCCCATCACGACGCTTGCTGTGAGGATAATGAGCACTGCCTAAAATTTGAAGATGAAGGGGGTCAGCGCGTGGGCACTTTGCTCGTGTACCTGAACGACGACTACGAAGAAGGTTGGACTGCATTTCCAGATGCGAATTTGAAGCTCAAAGCACCACCCGGAGGGGGTGTTTTCTTCAGACCCCTCGGAAAAGACGACTGGCGGTGTCACCCTATGGCCCTTCACGGGGGTATGCCCGTCAAAAATGGTACGAAATACCTATGCAACGTATGGGTCCGCGAGGGCACATTTCGATGAAAAAAACGTGTCTTGTCCGAGTTAGGGCCTAGCCAGGCCTACATCAAGTCACCCAAAGCCAAAGCCACTCTCACACAGCACCCACAAAATCGTGTGTTGTGCGAGCCAGCCTTTCCAAAACCAACCTCAAAACCAACCAAAAACACACATGGCTTCCTCCACCTTTGCCCTTGCTATCGACGCCCTGGTTGCTGAGCGCGACCGCCAGTTTGTCCTGCGGGTCGCTCAGGACTACAACCTGAACTTCGAGGAGCTTAACGCCAAGTACCTCGAGACTGCCGCTATGGCTATCAAGGTGCCTCGCAAGTACACTAAGCGCGAGCCCAAGTCTGTGACTGTCCTCGAGGTGACCGAGGGGGGTGTGGCGGCACCCAAGCCGGCCAAGGCTCCCAAGGAGCCCAATGTCAAGCAGTGCTGCACTGCAGCCACCTCCAAGAAGGAGCCTTGCAAGTTCAGCGCTCTGAAGGGTGAGGTGTTCTGCAAGCGCCACCTCAAGCAGTCGCTGGGTGAGGCTGCCGCGCCGGGTGAGGCGGCACCTAAGAAGGTGCCCAAGGCGCCCAAGAAGGGCCCTGAGCCGGTCCACACTCACCCGATGGACGCTGAGATTCACGACGGCTGCGAGCTGTGCGAGTCTCACGGCAACCCGCTGGCCACCGAGCCGCAGAAGTTCGAGGTGGTGACCAAGAAGGCCGAGGTGTTCAAGGCGCCGGCCACCGGCCCCATCAAGGTGGCGAGTGTGGACGACCGCCTGGCGGCTATGCTCGCTGAGGCCGACTCGGACGCTGAGGAGTCGGACGCCGAGACCGAGGCCGATGAGGTGGCCTTCGAGCTGGTAGATGACGGCGACCTTGGTGAGGAGGAGTTTGAGGAGGAGGACGACAACTAGGCGAAGCGCGAGCGGAGTACGGCAACCTCGTGCTTCAGATAGGCGAACCCAGTGCTGTGTAATTTAGCCAGCGTTATCAACCACAGCACCACAAGCAACGTCCATAGGAAGAAATTCTCGTCCTGAATAGAGCTGAACTTATAGACCGGTCCCACCACCTTGCCAAAAAACGTATCGTCATCACACTCCTTACCCGTAGCCAATTTCTCCAGCTCCGTCAGTGCACAGACTGACTGATTTGTGACCCAGTGCATCATGATAAATGGCACCACCAATAAGTGCATTGTTTGCAAATAGGCGTCGCCAAAGAACGGCGTGCCCAGTATAAAGATTACTAGCAGGAAATGCAAGGCTTTTATTATTAGTGCCACTGCCGTCATACCAGTTGGTGAGAAAATCGTGTCGTGTCCGGGCCACGTCTTCCCAGGCCAATGATTCTCCAGTCTAAAGACAACATGTACAAGCGCCCTATCATCCGTCCGCGTGTTCTGAAGGGTCCGTCCGGCCCGCCTCGCCGCGTCCCCACAGGCGCCCCTGGTCGCGTCGGTGAGATCGCGACTATGATGCACCGCGGTTCGGACACCGTCCGCTCCCCACCGCCTTCCAAGTGGCGTCCGTCCTACGACTATGAGTTTGTGGCGCGCCATCAGCAAGACCCAGAGGAGTACCTTGCTCGGACCGCTGAATTCTTTGAGCAAAATCCACGACCCGATAGCTCTGCCGGCAAGCTCGCACCGTCCATAGACTTTACACCCATCCACGAGCTCTTCACCAAGTACGAAGGTCACCGGCCACCTATCGAAGAGCACGTGGCAGCTATGCGCAAGGCGGGCTACGCCGAGAACGTGGTCGCCAAGGCTATCGCCCGCGACGCTCTCATGAAGGCGACGGTGGACGAGCGCCAAGAGGCTCTTGACGCCATCTTCGCCCGCTGGCCGTCCATCAACAAGCCAACGCCCAAGCCGCGTGCATCCAAGCCCATCAAGGCTGTTAAAAAGAAAATGACCTGAATTTGTAATGGACAAACCTCGTTGGGCTGATATGACCGATGACGACCCCCCGGAGATGCCAGTCACTAAACACGGCGTACGAGTCACCTACGTCCCCCCGCACCTGCGTCAGACCCCACATAAAAGCTCCACTCCAGTACATAGTAAGGAACAGCCATGCCGACCTGCGAAGTCTGCTGCGAAAGAATGAACCGGTCGGACCACAAACAGATAACCTGTCCGTACTGCCCGTTTCAGGCGTGCACCGCGTGTTCCGAGCGTTACCTGTGTGAGACGGTTCAAGATGCGCACTGCATGGCGTGCAAGAAGTCATGGGACCGTGAGATCCTCACCTCCAATTTCACAAACAAATTCGTGACCCGGACTTACAAGCATCGTCGGGAAGACCTTCTCTTTGACCGGGAGCGGAGCCTCATGCCTGCGACGCAACCCTATGTCGAAATGGAGATTCGCATCAGAAAAATCAACAAGGAGATTGTCCAACTAAAACTTGAGATTGACGAATCGACCCGCAAAGTCAACCGCATGCACATGGGTGACGCTAATCGCGCCGACATAGACGAACGCATCAACCAAATGGCGGCTGTTTTCGAAGAGCAAAAGGTTGCCAACCGTCTCCGGCTCGACGTCCAGTTTCTGGAGTGGCAGCGCGACTTTTTGATGGGTCGGATGTACGGCGGCGACTTGACGGTTCAGCGTCGGCAGTTTGTACGGGCCTGCCCGTACACGGACTGCAAGGGGTTTCTGAGCACCGCCTGGAAGTGTGGTCTGTGTGAGATGTGGACCTGTCCCGATTGTCACGAGGGTCGTGGGGCTGACCGTGAAGCTGAGCACACGTGCAACCCCGACAGCCTCGAGACGGCCAAGATGCTCGATCGCGACTCGCGCAACTGCCCCAAGTGCGCCGCGATGATCTTCAAGATTGACGGCTGCGACCAGATGTTCTGTACGCAATGTCACACCGCCTTCAGTTGGCGCCGTGGCACCATCGAGACGGGCACCATCCACAACCCGCACTACTATGACTACATGCGGCGGCACGGGGGTGGTTTGCCACGGAACCCGGGTGACGTGCCGTGTGGAGGCGTCCCAGTATGGCACGGACTTGCGACCAAACTTCGGCTCCGCGAGTCGCCGTGGTTCACTCACCTGTCATGCGCCCATCGGTCCATCGCTCACACTCAGCACGTCCTGATCCCTAGGTACACCACCGATGTCCGTACGGACAACCGTGACCTGCGCATCAAGTACATGATCGGTGACTTGGGCGACGAAGAATTCAAAAAGAAAATTCAGCAGCGCGACAAGGCTCGGCAGCGCAAGGCGGACATCCGTCAGGTGTGTGAGATGGTCGTGGCCGTCATGACCGACCTGTTCCAGGCGCTCGAGCGCACCTCCGACATCACCACCTTTGTGAATTCTGTAAACGAATTCAGGGACCACGTCACCCTTACCCTCACGAAGATTTCCACCCGTTGGTCGAATTGTGTGACGCCAACTTTCAACGCAAATTTTGAGTTTGTATAGTATGAAGGAGTTGATCATAATTATCCTTGTGGGAATTCTTATTATTTTGATCCGAAATAGAACGGTGAGTAACTTTACCGAGTTGACTACAATTCCCAAAACCATATGGACGTATTGGGACGGAGCAAACCCCCCTGACAGTGTTCAGAAGTGCATGCAGACGTGGCGCAAGTACAATCCAGATTATGAAATAAAAATAATTTCAAGTGAAAATTTATCAACAATCATCCCTAATATTGACGTGTTGGGTATGAAGATGGCGGACACACCACAGCGCACGTCCGACCTCGTAAGATTACATGTACTGGCTGAACACGGTGGCGTCTGGTGTGACGCCACGGTCATGATGACCGGTCCAATTGACTTCATAGATGAATATACAGGCGTCGATCTAGTGGGATACCATATCGGTGGTTCAAAAGGGTGGCCAGTAATTGAAAGCTGGTTTTTTGCCTGCCCACCCAAGAGCGACTTTGTAGTCAAGTGGCGTGATACTTTTGTAAAAATCAATGATTTTGAAACTGCTGATAAATATGTAGAGTCGATAAAGAATCAGGGTGTCGATATATCTAAAGTAAGTATACCCGAGTATTTAGCTATACACGTTGCTGCTCAGCATGTGCTTCAGAAGCAGATGACACGTGTTGATGTGGAATCCAAGTTGAAATTATGGAGGGCAGAGGACGGTCCATTCAAGTATGCAGTTCGAAATGACTGGAACTCGTATGAAAGCATCAAAAGTATATGTGAAGAGTCGATGGATGAACTTCCTACTATAATAAAGTTCAGGGGCGCTGAGAGAGATGTTATAGATAAGCATGATGAACTCAAGTGCGTGTTCAATGGTCATCTAAACTAATTCTGTGTCTAAATTAATGGACGAGCTTCGCAAACCTAAAATACTCGGTATGTCTATTTTCGACTGGATCACTTCTTTGCTAGGCGCCTATATCATAGGCCGGTGGTTCCACTTCAGGACCCGTCAGCAGTGGGTCAGTTGGATAATACTCTGGATAGTGCTTGGCGTCTTTGTCCATCGAATTTTCGGAATAAATACGATGCTCGGATACTACATGGGTTTGAACCCCAGACCGCTCCGGTAAAAACGTGTGATGTGCCAGTCAGGCACCTCGGTCAGACAGGCAAGTCACCCAAAAATGGCCGCTATCCACCTTGCTTACGAAGCCTTCTACTGCGGTCGTGCGACCCCTACTCAGCTCTACTACGTGGACCTTGCCGATAAAGCCCTTGCGGAGGTTGACCGCATCCGTGACCTGACGGATGCCGTGAACCGCGAAAAGTTGCGCGAACTGGCCATAAAACTGGACCGGAGCTACATGGCCGACGGTGACGACGAGGACCTGACCGAGGCCATCGTGAGCTCATACCGGCCCGACACTGCGGAAAACTGCGCGGGCTTGTTCACCCTTGTGGAGCGGCTCGCGACCCCGCCAGAGTAAATTCTGGACTAGAATTAATGAGCGCCTTGGTGGCCAAGCTTCGGCGGCGCGTCAAAGCTGCCCATGTAAATAAAGTGCCTTCCGTCCTTCGCAACGTCGCTCGTCCTCCCCCACCCACCCCCGCCAAGTGGCGCAAGGCTGTCACGCGGCTCGTAGAGGCTTTCCCGAAGCGCTTCAGGTTCTATCATCCTGTAGTCTGCGGCAAGGGTCGCATCGTCAGTCGGCCCGTGATGCGTGGTCGTACAGAGGTCTACACGTGTCCTAACGGTACCAAGCAGGAATTCAAGCGGTTTATGCGTCCCGCAGATTTCTTCAAGTACCGTTACGGCCGTGGTGGCGAGTTTGCACAGGGCTTGATGGCTGTCCTCAAGTTCCTCGGGTACAGGCCCCGGATGGTTCTGGGGTTCTGGGGAGGTCGGGCTGATGTAATTTTCGTAGAAATTTGGAACCCGTGGTCCAAGCGCTGGATCCCTCTGGACCCTGCGGCCCTCCATGGCTATGGCCACAAGTTCCCCAAGGCGCACATGAAGGTGTGGGCTCTGGAGAAGGCGACGAACAAGCCTGTGAACCGGTCACGTAATTACGTCTGTAAAAAGGGGTGCCTTCCGACCTTCGAGGAGAGCCGCCGGCGGCGCCAACGCCCACGCTCCTAAGAGCCATACTGGCCAAGCCCAGTTTGCGTTGATGGGCACTACGTACTTTTTGACTGGATCCACCGCCACGACGATACCGGCAGCGTGAAGGAACACATGGAACACTGAATGGAGCCATGGTTTTTTCAGTTGAAATTGGAGAAAGTACGAGACAAAGGCCATCACGAAGAACAGTTGGGCAAGGGGTTTGTGCGCAGAGAAATGAAAGGATCCTAGGCCGTTCAGCACCATATGGCCCGTTTCACCAACGGGCAAAAGACCCCCGACCACTATGGGCCAAGAAGACTGGGGCGTCCCTAGCGTCAGCACCGCCTGACTGACCCACTGGGAACGCAAGTCATATTTGAGCAACTTGGGGTCGTTACCGCTAAAGTGATAGCACATACTGCACAGGCAACACCATCCCCACGCGAGCACCTCAATTCTGTACATGAAATCGTCACTCCTCCACGCCAGGTAGTGAGTCCACGCCAAGCCGGGTAGCATAGACAGGCCATCAACCACGTCCCAGTCCATCCTATTACCAAAACATAGTCCAGTTCGTTTATTTAAAAGAAATTCACCCCAAGTCATCAATGGCGACAGTGTACTGGGGGCCTGCGGCCGAAAAGGCCATGACGGACGGTATGCTTTTGTGCCACGAATACCGAGAGTTTTTGATAGACGTTTGTGGGTGTTTATTAGGATATCTCGCCTGGCGCAACTATGAGAACTTCTACGTGACTGACGTACCAGCGCCTTTGTGGGCCGCTATACACGTCAGGTACGAAGTACTGTATTACATAGGTCGCCTCATTTTCGATCTAAATAAGTGGTTCCATCACGTCTTGTCCTTGGGTTTTCTATATTTCGCTTGGCCGTGTCAAGCTGGTATATCAATGACCCTATTCATATTTGGTCTGTCGAACCCGGCCCTCGCTCTGGCTCAAAAGCACAAGACACCCGAGACCAAGGTGGCATTCGCCGTATCGTTTTTTGTATCCAGAATAGTCGGTGGTACTTGGCTGATGAAGAAGCTCTATGACGCACCGAGTGGTGGCGTGTCCACTGCGGTCGTATACCCTTTGTGGCCCATCCTCGGCTCACTATACATTATGCAGTGGTGGTGGCTGCGTAAAATATACCTTCACGCCAAAAAAAGTATTGGCTTATAGTATCAAAGATGTCCCCGTCAAAGGCCCTGAAAAGCGTTATAGAGTACCTGTCGGTGCCGGTGAATATGAAAGCGCGTGCGAGTCACAGCCCCAACAGGAATAACAACAAGAATAGCAACAACACGGGTTACAGGGAAATTTGGTATCGCAAAGGTTACTACCGCAAGGTGATAAAGAAGAATGGAAAGTGGGTCGCCCATCCGACCAACAAGAAATGGTACGTCAAAACGGGTCCCAAAAAGTTCCATGCGCCAAACAGCGTCAACCACTGGCCAAAGGCCTAAAGAAGGCAGACCCTTGTGATGTATGGCAGTATCCCTATTCTCTGGATGCGGTGGAGACACTCTAGGACTCGAAAGGGCTGGCCTCAAAGTTCTGTGCTTTTCAGAGCTTAACAAAACTTTCGCATCCAGCCACCTTAGTAATTTTCCAGACTCTATTCATATTAAGGGTGATATTACTAAGATCGATAGTGAAAAGTTTAGAGAATATAGAGGGCGCGTGAAAATCTTGTTTGCCGGTTTCCCGTGCCAGGGGTTTTCACACGCCGGAAAGAAGGATGTGGCCGATCCACGCAATCAGCTTTACAGGCAATTTATCCGGGCGACCGACGACATGCGACCTCTCTTTGTCATGGGTGAAAACGTCAAGGGTCTAGAGACGATGAAAAGCGGGCCCAACCCAGATGACCCGCTCGTACTCGACTGTATCAAACGAGAATTTGATGCCATAGGTTATTCGACCACGTCGCGCACATGGGACACGACGAGTTTTGGGGTTCCTCAGAAGCGTAAGCGCGTTCTCATCGTCGGATGGGACCGTAGTCGCGTCCCTGAATTTCCTTCTGATTTTTGGTCTAAAATTACCTTGCCGACATCGATGCCCGCTTTGCGTTCGTTCGTCACTGGGAACATGGAAGGAGCGTACAGAATTCCGGACGGGTCGGTACCTGAAGGCTTTGCTACATGGGCACTCGAAGTTGACGAAGCGGCCGAACCAACCGGGACTCCACACCCTTACGTAATTCTCAAGACGAATGCGAACCTGTTGAGTTGTACGAAGCGCGACTCGCCTATTCACTCTGAAGTGGTGAACCTAGACGCACCGTCAAAAACCATCATATGTACATATGGACATCAACCCCGACTTCTCGTCGGGTTGCGCAAGAGGAGTGGAGCAGCCTATGTTCGGATGTTTCTACCGGACGAACTCAAGCAAATTCAGGGGTTCCCTGGGGACTATATTATCAATGGAAAATTGAATGAAAAGATTACACAGATAGGTAACGCTGCACCACCTCCTATGATTGAGGCGGTTGCTCGGGCTCTTCTAGAGGTTCCGCATTCATGAACTCGTACACTCGCTGCTCGCATCGTTCACGATCATGGTGGGTGAAATAATTAGTAAGCTCGGTAGCTCCTGACTGCATGATCATCGGACGTGTATAGTACGACACACCTCGCTTATTGACATCCGCCGCTCTTATTTTCTCGTTATATTCAATTTCTATTTCCTTCTGTCTTTGGATCAGCTCATCGATGAGCCTTTGCTGTTCCATGGAGCATACATCACCTCCGACATATAGTGTAGTCTTATTGTATCCGGCAGAAGAATACACAAATATGACATCCTGCTTGATACCTCCACTATTATAGACGGGTTTATTAGAATTCTTGGATGTAGATTTACATTCGAATTTGTAAATTACGTCACACCCGAAGCGGACCAAAAAGTCGGGATTTTGGTTGGGTCCGTTTGGCTGGCTCACGAAACTTAGTGGAGGAATGGCCTTCTTCATAGTTTTGGCACACTCAACGAGTCCGTTATTGATGAATATGTCCTTCACCGCATCTTCTTGCTTGGCGATATTGTGAACGGCACCTGAAACGGCTGCGTAATTCTTATAATAGGGCATGCGCCGGAGTTCATCAAGAACGGCACGTTTGGACATTTTCGAATGAAAATGCCATGGCACTCACATGACCGTGACAAGACATGAAAACTTCCCGGGGTCCACCCCAATTTCAAAATGGAATTAGCCTCCACAGGGCTCATCCCAATTTCAAAATCAAAATACGCGCCCAAGCCCCTGTCCCCAAAGCGGAGACGCCGGTGAAAAAGATGTCCTGTCCGGGCCAGGGACTAAGGCCGGTCTGGTAAAGCACCCACAAACCAACCAAGCTCACACATGGCTATGTACACCTCTTATGATGTCGCTCGTCAGCTCGTGCAGATCCGCAACTACGTTGAGCTTTCTGTTAACGGACTTGCGGAGGTTCCCACGGATGTTCTCTCGGCGCTACTTCATCTCATAGCCGAGTGGCGCAACGTGAATGAGATGGAGACCCTCATCAAGATGGGAGCCAACCCTCATGAGACTCACGGAGGGTTCACGGTCCTTGAGATGTTTGTCCAGGGTCACGACGGGTATTGGTGCGGCAAGGATTCTGTGAAGACGGTTGAAGAGGGGGTGAAGATGCTCGCCAAGTATGGCGTCACTGACGCAGACTTGACGCACCACTGGATCCTGAGCAACTGCAAGGACATTATCGACAACTCCGAGTACTTGACCGAGTTTTTCAAGGTATAATTTAGTTCAGGAATTCATGAAGGGTGCTTGTGCCGGCCTCGAGTCTCGGGACTTTGTCGAGCGGTACACGTGGAAGACCCGCACCCTATCCGACACCAACCTAGGCACCAGTTCCCTATTCAACGATGACGGAACACTTACGGCACTAGGTACTATCTATAAAAACGTGTGATGTCCAGGTCAGGTTTTGACCGCACACAGATAAAGACCCCTCAAAACCAAAGCAATGGCCACTCACCAGATGACGACTCGCAGCATGGCCCGTGAGGTCCTGGCCGGTCCCTTCACCCTCCACCCGAAGGCCCTTCGTGCCATTGGGGTGGTGGTCCCGGACGCCGGCCCCGCACTTGCGCCGTGCTCGGAGCCTACTGAACCCTACCACCCCTCTTGGGTCCTGCCCTGTACCCCTGACTGGGACTATGACGACTACAGCCCGACGAGCCCCCGTTGCAGCCAGTGATTGATAGTGTAACGATGCACCCCTTCCCTCCCAAGACTCGTCTGCCCGGTCGTCCCAATTTAGGATCAGAATTGCCCCTCACCCAGGTAGCCCCTGTCATCCCAATTTAGGATCAGAATTGCCCCTCCCCGGCCATCACCAATTTGAAAACAGAATTGGTCAGGTCCGGCCTTCCCCCAATTTCATTTTCAAATTACGCACCCGTGAGAAATTTCAGGACAAAAATGGGAGGGCCGGGTGGC